CTTGATGGGCGTATTTCACGCAAAACACTTATCGAGGAATTCGCAGACTTTGTTGAAAACGCAGACGAGGAACTCGAGCAGTTGGATGCGGAGGAAAAGGCGCGGATGCCTGAGATTGACTTAGATAATCTGAATGGCGAAGCTGAGGAAAACTGAGCGCCAAATATGGCGGGCTATCGATCAAATACAAAACAGATTTGAGCGGGAGCTGTTAACTAATTATAAAGAAGCGCTCGACAAAATACGTGTCGATCTGCAAAAGATATTTGACAAATATTCGGTAAACGGCAAATTAACCAACGCCGAAATGACCAAGTTCAACCGATTGACTAAGTTGAATGACCAACTTACCGAAACCATGGGGCCTGTGTTCAGCAAGAACGGTCGGCTTGTTGAACGTCTATCCGAGGTAGAATACCAAGAGGCATTTTATCGTTACGGGTGGGCGATCCAACAAGACGCACAAGTTGCGCTGAAATGGGGCTTGCTTAATGATGAAACGGTCAAAGCAGCGGTCGCTAATGATCTTAGGCATATTGCAAAGACGGGAATGCGGCAAAACGGATTACTTGGAATTCGAAGGGCTGTCACGCAGGGCGTTATACAAGGCCAGTCTTATACTAAGATGGCAAAAGAGATTAAAAGGTTTATCGACCGCAGCGCAAGTGGTTATATCAGGATTGCACGCACTGAGGGGCAGCGGGCGGCTGTACTTGGACAGTTAGCCGCGGCTGATGAATCGGAGGAATTGGGCGTTGAAATTAAAAGAATATGGGACGCTACGCTTGATATGGCAACTCGGCCTGAACACGGAGACCTTGACGGCAAGGCGGCGGGGAAAGATGGTATGTTTAATACCTCTGTTGGCCCTGTTGCTGGCCCTACTCTTTCCGGTGTTGCTTCCTTTGATATTAATTGCCGCTGTAGAGTCCGTGAAGAAGTAACGGGCTTTGAGCCGAAAATTAGAAGAATACGAGACGAGGGATTAAAACCATACGAGACCTATAAATCTTGGGCCAAAAGGAACGGGATTAAAAAAAATAAATACGGAGCAAAATTAAAATGAGTGATGAGCAGACGGCGGTGGTTGATGAACAGGCACCGGTAGATGATGAATCTACTCAAAACGAGGTATCCAAACCGGATGACTCACTAAAAGAATTGTTAGCTAAGCGTGATTCTACGATTAGTAGACAATCAAAGGCGCTCGAGGAAGCGCAGGCCGCAATTGAGGAATTGAAACTTGCTCAAATGAAGGCCAAAGAAAAGGAACAGTATCTTGCCGAGAAACGCGAAAGGGAATTAACCGAGCGGGAAAAAGCGCTAAAAGAGGAAACGATAAGTTACCGAAAAATGCGCTTGCTTGCGAAATATCAACTTTCCGATGATTTCGTTAATCGTGTGCACGGTGAAACGGAAGCAGAAATTGAAGCGGATATAAAATCATTAGTTGAACTAATGCAAGGGGATGTCCAGAAAAAGGTAAACGAAAAATTGACAAGCAATCAAACTCCAAAGAGTGGCGACGATTCGGCCGCAGAGGGTGAATTCGGTACTGAACAAGAGTTTAAAGATTGGGAATCAAGGCTAACCAATGAGCAAAGACTGGACCCCAAAATTCAGAAAAAGATATTTGAGAATTATTCTAAATTCTCAGCTTAGGAGATAGAAATTGGCGATCAAACATTTTATTCCAGAGATATGGAGTAATCAGATTTTGGCCCGCCTTAATGATGCAAGTTCTTTCCTTCAGGTTGCCAATCGCAATTATGAGGGGGAGGCTTCAAAGGGTAACACCGTAAAAATCAACGAGGTTGGCCCCGTAACCGTCAATACCTATACCGATAATAGCACTTCCGACCTTACTTGGGAATTCTTGACCGACGCGCAGAAAGAGCTGAAAATTGACCAGTTCAAATATTTTGCGTTTGCGGTTGACGATGTGGACCGATTGCAGGCCCGCCCCGATGTAATGGCAGAGGCTATTAAGAATGCCACCTGGGCGTTGCGCGATAATATCGACGCTGCGCTTGCGGCTACGTATTCTCAGGCCGGTGTGACCTATGGTTCTACCGGATCGGGTATTGATGTAAACAGCAACGCTGTTTTCAAGGTTTTTAACTATATTTCGCATTACCTGGACACGTACAACTGTCCGAAAAACGGACGGTGGTGCGTATGCCCGCCTTGGTTCTACTATGCACTTTTGGCTAAAAAGCTGGACGTGGATAAAGGCCAGGTGCGTGGCGATTTGGAAATGGGCGGATTCCGCGGACAATACCTCGGATACAACGTCTATACTTCAAATAACATCACCAATGGTAATGTGACAACCAACGCTAAGGTTATGTTCGGCGGCCCAGAGGCTTTGAGCCTTGTTGTGCAAATGGACACCGTTGAGGCTGTCCGACCGTCCAAGGCGTTTCATGATCTGGTAAAGGGTCTTTTGGTTTACGGCTACAAAGTAGTTCGTCCTAACCATTTGGCAACCCTTACCTGTGACTATACCGCTGAGTCTACCAGCTAAAAGGAGTGAATAATGGCAGCTAATGCAATTACTGTATTGAAAATGACCACCATGAATAGCTCCGTTGCTGTGGCACCGACTATGCAGGCGGTAGATACCGACACCGGTGCGTATCTTGATGTAAGTAAACTTGATGGATCTCGGGTCATCTTTATTATTGAGCGCACCGCCACTAATGTGGCAGGTGACTCTTTGACCGGTGTGAAGGTGAAAGACGGCGATTCAAAGGCCGCGTTCAGCGGCTACACTCAGGGCGATTTGACGATTTATGCCGGGTCCACGGCCCGCGCTGCGTCTGGCCCCTTTGAGTTTATCGGTCCGTTTGAAACCGCACGGTTTAAAGACAGTGACGGCTATATTGATTTGACCTGTACTTTTGCCACTAATACGGCGAAGATCGGGGCAATTATCATTTAACCAATAAGGGCGGGGGCCTTGTGCTCCCGCCATATTTTAGAAGGGGATTGAATGAACAACGATACTTTAGGCTTAGGACTTAAGCTGATTAACGAAGATACTAAAGTACAGAGTAGCACAGTAGGTGAAGGGTCATGGCGTCCCGAAACCAAAGGCGATTTCCGTAGAATAGCCATTATAGGTACAGCGGATTCGATGCAGGATGCGCCTTATGAGGATAAAGATTTTGAAATATGGGGGCTTGGCGTTGACTTGACTCATAAGCCGTTCAAGCGGTGGGACTTGATATTTGAAATGCACCAAGATGACTATATCAATCGTCCTGAAATTATCGACAGGTTGAATAATGCGAATTGCCCCGTTTATATGCGGGATGTTCACCCCAAGGTTCCAAAGTCAATAAAATATCCGCTTGACGAGGTATCCGAGGGCTATCATAAGAACTTCACAAACTCGGTAGTCTATATGATCGCTTTGGCGGTGTACGAGCACAAGCTATACCATAATGTGGGCCATATAGCCGTTTTTGGTGTTCATATGCAGGGCAGGGACGAGTATGTTTATCAGCGTCCCGCTTGTGAATACTGGCTTGGCATTGCTGAGGCCAACGGGATAAGTGTACATGTCGGTGGCAAGGGGTCTGTGCTTGCCTGTACGTCTGTATACGGATATGAGGGTGAATGGAAAATAGTCGGGGAAGCGTCACAGAGGCGCGAACAGTTGGCGATCGGACAGAAACAGATAGGCGAACAGATAAGTCAATTGCAGCAGCAGTATTACAAACAGGTGGGCGCCATAGAAGATTGTGACTATTGGATTAAAAGGTATCAATAAATAAAGGCGGCGGGCGCAAGCGTAAAAGCCGAAAACGTAAATAATGAGTGTAATATCAGTCAATGAGGTAAAGGAATATCTAAACCTCACAGACAATACGTATGACGAGCGGATCAACAATCTTATCCCCGTTGTACAGGATGACTTATGCACCTACTTGAATACCTATTTTCAGGACAAGTATGTGCAACGGAAAAGCGGTTCAGCAATCGTAATAAATCGGGATTCGGATACAAACGATTATATAACTGATTCGGATTCGTATTTTGATGACAAGGGATTTCTGGCAAACATGGATATTGCCATTGAGGGCGGATATTCTAATGTCGGGATTCATACGATAAAGACAGCGGCCGCAGGGCAGTTGACCCTAAAGAGCAAGGGCGCGGTAATAACGCAAGACCCGAACAGCACTTTAGAAAACAACTATATAGGCACCATCAAAATATCACGCATTAACTGGCCCGAGGGTATCAAGTTAACCGTCGCGAAGATGATCTGGCATTTACTGGATAGGCCCAAAGAAACGGGGGTCATGTCTGAACGGATAGATGACTATTCAGTGACTTACGCCGGCGCCAACCAGTACCCCGAAAGGCTGATAAGGGCGCTTGATAAATACCGGCAAGTGCGGATGGTATGATTTCTGATTACTATACTGAGTCAGCGGTTGTGCTTAGCCGCTCGACCTCTACCGGATGGGGTAGCGCTATAACCTACGGTAGCGGTTCAACAATTGAGTGTGCAATCAACCCCGTGGCAGGACTCGAGCGATTTCCAGCCGAGCGCCGGGAGCTGATGGCAGACTATAAGCTATTTTGTAGCGATACTGTCAGTATCGATGAAACAAAACGAGTCACCTATTCGGGTGATACGTTTGACGTTGTGTTTGTAAAAGACACGCTAAATATGGGGCACCATAAAAAGGTGCTAATGAAACTGAGGAAATAAAATGAAAAATTGGCCATGGCAAAAATGGGTTGGTAAGTTGGCGCCGATTGTTGCGTCTTTGATAGGTGCTGGGGTTTGGGAATTCGCAGAGCTCCCCGCTCCGATGTGGGCCGGCATTGTATCCGGTATTGTGACCTTTCTGGCTCAGCAGATTATCACCCTGTTTCCGGTAAAGGAATAAATGGGCTGGACCGACGCCCCCCCACAAGCGGTGATAGACGCAGTATTGCCCCGTGCGCTCAGAAAGGTAGCGATAGTTGTACAAGGTAATGTTCTTGCTTATGCGGAAGGGTCGATTAGAACGGGCAATTTATACGGATCAATTAATTACAAGGTACACAAAGATTATGCAGAAGTAGGCACTCCGGTAGAATATGCGCCCTATGTGGAATATGGAACAAGGAAAATGGAAGCGCAACCATATATGAGACCGGGGATGGATGTTTCGCGTAGCGATGCAATTAAGATATTACGTGGCGAAATAGATAGAGAATTAAAGAGGTATGGCAGATAATATAGAGCAAGCTATATACGTCACGGTCCAGGCCGATACGGATATATACGATGACATCGGCAATCGGTTCTATTTTCTGAAAGCCGAGCAGGGCTGCGATGAACCCTATTTTGTGTTCCGTACTATCAGTGACCCGCATACCCCGATGACATTTGACCGCCCGGGGTCCGGCCAGGCGCGGGTACAGATAACCGGATATGACGATGATCAGTATACGCTACTTACTACAGCGCACAAGATAAGGGACTTGCTTGACCAGTCAACAGAGGTGGCGCTCGATTCCGTGGATATAGCGGCTATTAACTGTAGCGGCATTCTACTTATCCCGCAACCGGACGACGATGGTTATGCGGCTACCTTTGACGCGATAGTTCAATACTTTGATCCATAGGATTTGAAATGGTAATTTGCAGAAATTGCGATAACAAACTAAACCGCAAGGGGCCGTGTATATGTCCTGAGTGCGGTTATATCATGATAGAACAAAAAAGAGTAAAGCGGGTAGAAAAACCCGAAATTAGAGGAGATACGATAGATGGCGATCAATAAAGGATGGGACGGCAAAATCCTTGTCGGTTCCGGTGAAATGGCCCAAATTAATAGCTGGGAAATTTCTTTTGCCGGGGATGCCTTGGAAAATACCGCTTTTGGCGATACGGTACATGATCGGGGATTTGAGCCCGGCCTACGTAGTCACACCGTTACATTTAGCGGATATTATGAAGATTCCGATACCGCACAAAGCGCATTGGTTGATAATATGATGTCTACCAATGCAAGCGCGGCCTCTACCCTTGTGCTTTTGCACAATAAAACCACTGGTAGCAAAGCTGGATTTACTGGCAGTGCCGTAATAACCGGCCTCACTGTTGGTGAGCCTGTAGACGGATTGGCTACATTCAACGGAACCGCTCAGATTTCCGGGGGTCTTTCAACATACAGTACTGCTTAGGGGGTTAAGGTGATAATCAAGGTTGCAAAGGGAGATACGTTTATACCGAATTGGCGCGGCAACGATAAGCTGCCCGAGGATGAACAAATAAAAGTAGAGTTTATGTACATGACCGGGGAACAAGAGGAATCTCTGACTCCGGTTGTGCCCGCTTTTGATGATAATAACAACATCAAGATTGAGTACAAATTAAACGCTACAGCCGTATGGGATGCTTGCGTTAAAAAAGTCACGGGCCTAAAAGATGAAAACGGAAAGGCGATAACGGACCCGTCGGTAATAAAAACACTCCCAGGCACCTATGGACTTATCACCGAAGTTGCAGGACATATCCGGCGCGAGTTGAGGGACACAGACTCAAAAAACTGATATTGGCCTTTTGCTGTTGGGCAGAGGGCTATAACAAACCGGCAGTCTTAGACAAATTCCAACACAGTACAGTATACGTTTTCCCCGATGGTGAGCATAAAATTAAACAGGGTGAAGTACATTCTCTATTTACCCCTGTGTTTTGGCGCAACCTAAAGATATGGCAACGATACAAAACCTTTGGTCTGCCCTATTCCGGTGGGTGGGCCGAGCAGCCGGCGCAGATTTTGAACATAATACAGTTGTTCGAAATAGCAGAGCAAAAATGGCAAAAGACAAAGAATGGCAATATCCGAGGAACTAAAATTAGTAATAAAAGCTGAAACCCAACGCGCGGTAATGCAGATGAAACAGTTTCAGCAGCACACAGACACGGCTAAGCGCTCGGTGGGTGAAATGCAAAACGCCATGTTCCGGTGGGCTAAGGGCATGTTGACCGCCGGCGGAGTTGTCATGGCAATCCGTGCCACAACCAAAGTCATCAAAGATTTATACAGCGCCTATGCGGTCCAGGAGCAGGCCGAGGAATCTTTGCGGAGCGCCATACGGGCCACTGGTAGGCAATATTCAATATCCGCCGATTCGCTGATTGACTTTGCAGGCGAACTACAAAAAGTAACGCGGTTCGGTGATGAGGCCACAATTTCAGCCATTAGTCTTTTGCAGCAATTGGCTAATCTTGATGAGGAAGGGATAAAGCAGGTTGTCCCCGGCATTCAAGATATGGCAACCGCAATGGGCATGGACCTGAATATGGCCGCATCACTTGTCGGTAAAACACTCGGGTCTACCACAAACGCGCTTAGTCGGTATGGTATCGTCGTTGATATGTCCGGCACCAAACAAGATAAGCTGCTTGAAATTACAACGCAGTTACAGGAGAAATTCGGAGGGCTTAGTCAGGACTTAGCGCAGACTGCAACGGGTGCCGTTGAGCAGCTTACAAATGCAATAGGGGACTTGAAAGAAGCCAACGGCCAATTGATCGCCTATGGATTAGAGCCCACTATTCGCAAACTTACCAGATTTGCGGAGGCGGCGCTCGAGGCCAAAGAATCATTGCTTAGATTTGCGGAAATGGAGCGGGAAGTGCGGATGGGAACCGCCACCGCCAACGAGGAATTACAGGTACTAAATGAGCAGATAGAGCGCCTTTCTAGACCCAGGGGCAGGGGTATGATGGCCCCGGCACAAGTTGCCGAGCTGGAAGCGCTGAAAGAACGGCGGGCACTTTTGCGTGAGGCCGCGAGATGGGAAGCTATCGCAGCGGATGCTACAGAAAAAGCCGAGAGAGAAAAGGCCGATGCAGCAGCGGAGGCTGCGAAAGCGGAGGCTGATCGGCAAAAGCAATTACAGGAATATTTAAAACTCGTACAAACTGAATATGCAAAAACAGAGCAAGGGCAAAGAGAGGCGCTTGAGCAGGCTATAGCATATTGGGAAGATCAATTGCCTTATGCCGTTCATACTAAGGATGAGGTAACGGCGATTTTAGCCAAACTAAGAAAAGAATATGAAGATGCCTACGGCGAGGAAGCAGAGGAAAAACCTAAAAAAGTGGCCGAGTCTTTGGATATGTCCGAAGATGCGCTCCGCAGAAATCAGGCCGCATTAACTGATTTTGTGTTCCCGATGGAAGCCGCCGCCGAAGCTGCCGAGGAATTGGCTGATGAATTAGAGCGTATAGAGTCTGTCGATCCCTTTGCGGGGGCCGAAGATGTGGCGTCCGCATATACAAAAGCACTATCGGAAGCCAAAGATAAAGCGGTTGAATTGGCCGACACCCTGAATAGCTATGTTGCCCCTGTACTTGTTTCAATTGGTGAGGCTATTGTTGAGGGCGAGGGAGGCTGGAAGGTTATTGGGGATGCGGCCAAAGATGCCATTTCTAAAATACTACGGGCGCTTGGTCAGGAAGCGTTGGCCCGGTCTGTGATCGCTTTTGCTACTGGCAATTTTGTGCAAGGTTCCGCACTTGCCGCTGCCGCCGCCGCTGCATTTGTGGGTTCTGGTATTGTTGCCTCACTTGCCGAGGGCGGTGTTGTAACGCAGCATGGCGCCTATGAGTTGGCCGAGGGGAATAAACCGGAGGCAGTAATTCCGCTTAATAAAATGGGCGGTTTGGGTACCACCATAATTATCAACGGTTCTGTTCTGACCGAGGACCAGGCGGCACGTAAAATCATTTCTGTAGGTAACAGGTTAGCACGTGGCTATTAAAGATATAGGCTCGAGCTGGAAATCTGACCTCAAAACACTCACTAATGAGGAAAGATACTATATAGATTTTCGGCAACACCTTTATCCGCCTTATGATTCCGATTTGGCCTATACCGCTATCACCGCGGCAAACGAAGCCGGGAGTCACAACCTTACATCGGGCCACTGCGACTATCTTCTGCCCCTCACTTCTACCCTTACAATATACGCCAAAATAAAACCGACGTTTGATTATGATACCGCAGATGATCAACCGCTTTGGGCGTGGTATGTAGACTCAGACAATTATCTAAAATTAGAATACGACGCCGGGGATGACCAGTTTCAGGTTAAGTGGAAGGACGGCGGCACTGAGCGGATTCTACAGAGTAGCGCATATACTGACAACCCGTCCCTACAAACATGGATAGAGCTTGCCTGTTCAATCGATCTGACTACCGGCGACACATCCGGTGGTGCCCTGTATGTTGATGGCAGTGCGGCTGATACTACATGGTCAGGCAACATAGATGCCAAGGGTATGGAATACCCGCTGTTTTCGGTCCGTCATGAGGACGGCACCGAGGGCGCTTACACCATAAATCAGATCAGGGTGTTCCTTTCTAAGACTACTACCGCCGCCCAGGTAGCGAATAATTTCAAGGCGCTCAAAGACGAGGAAATTGTCTGGCATTTCAACGGTGAGGGGTGCGGGAGAACGCGCTGCAACGTTACGAGTTTCGTAACCTCGATGACAAATTCTAAAAGTATTGAGGAGCCGACAAACGGTAGCCAGGTTGCAAACAGCCTTTCATTGACGCTTAATTCTATCAACGGTGAATTTGCCGATGACCAGTATGCGGCATTTGATCCGGCCAACTCCGTATACAACGGAACATCGGCGCAGGCCTATATGAAACACCGATGCAGGGTTGAGGCTGAAACATGGTACTCCGGGAATTGGGAACCGTTTTTTATCGGTAGGCTGGATTCCGGTCTGTTTGCCAGGACAAGTGTTTTCGATGGGCTTAGCTATGTGCAGATTGTTGCCGAGGACGGGGTTTCTGACATCGGCCGCACAATAACTATCGCCGGCAAAAGCTGGGAAGATAAAAAGCTAAGCGACTCCACTGAGGCGGACAGCCTTTTCCATTTAATAGCCCGCCTTGCCACAAAAAAAGATATTTATAACTATGTGGCTAATTCAAGTTTTGAGAATGCAACAATTGCAAACAGTTGGGCCGTGGCGGGGACCGGAGCTACTTTTAGCCGAGTAGCCGGTGGGTTATTCGGTAGTTATCAAGGCGATTTGGTTTATGGTAGCGCCGCCTGTACAGTGCAGCAGACTGTGACATTTTTAGGAACCAAAAAGCTGAACGTTGGGGAAACGTACAACTTTTCCATTTATCTAAAATCATCCGCTGCCTGTGGGGACAGTATTGTACTGGCCGAGCATGATAGCGGGGGGTCTAATGATTCATCGGCCGGCGCCTATTCTATCTCCGGTGGTGAGGGATGGGGAAAATACGAGGTATCACACACAATTACAGACGGCGATTCTGACCGCCTGGTTGTGACTGTAGAATTGGATGACAACGTAACGCTATCCATGGATGGCGCCATGTTGGTGCAGAATGATGCGGCGCTTAATTGGTTTATATTAAATAATAATGACGGTTCCAGCGGTACGGAGTCCGCAGACGATGCCGATTCAGATTCATATGACACTATTGGGATTATAGCCGATGCGGTGGATATAACACACCCGTGGGCTATAGTCCCCCGTGGCGATACCCCATGGGATCATTTAAAAGAACTGGCCGATGCCAGCGGTTCGATGTATTTAGGCATGGATGCTTCAAATACTCTACGGCTTATATCCAAACTTGCCACCGGATATTCTGACCCCTCGAGCATCGAAACCATAGGCGATTCGGATATACAGGATGTTAACTCTATACTCGATGTGGCGCAGGCCAATAAAATTTTAGTCCGCGGCGTTAAGATAAAGAAAAACGAAAATATGCAAAACGTATGGGACGCCCGAAGCGTGAAAGACTTTACCAGCCTTGGCGATAGGTTGGCCGAATCTGTCGCCGATGGGGACGATTGGCCCGACCCCGATACTTACGGTGAGTTTGTGGCAGAATTTGATACCAAGTTTTTATGGGACGTTTAAATGCCACGATTTAGCGGTTATAGATTAGAACGCCCCACGCAAAAAGAAAAACTAAATAAAAAAGACTTAGAGGTTATCGGGGCCAAGGACGCAGTATTTATTTGGCATACCTTTAGCGCAAGCGGGAAGTGGTGGGAGAATTCCAATAAAGACACGGCTACCGAGGGTCTTGACCAAACCACTTTTGATGTCACTACTTATGCCGGCGGTGCGGAAATATTATTGACCAATAATTCGGGGGAATCACAAACAATAACCGCGGCAACTATTCGGGCTAAACCGGTTTTTAGACTTTCTGGTGGGCGGGGTTTTATTCACGATTCTTTTTATGATGCGGAGGGAATCTATAAGGACGGAGAAAACGAATTTAGGCTTGCCAACAATTATATCGTTACAAAAGCACAGGTAGAAAAGCTGGCAGAGTTGGCGTGGAAAGAACACAAAGAAAAACGACACATTTACGGGATTTCCATACCCGGTGAGTGCTTTTGGTATGAGCCGGGCCGGTGGTACACTTTGCAAATAGGTGGTGCTGGTGAGCGGGAATATATAGACAGTGTATGTGAATGCTATTCTGTTGATGTTGAAAAGACAACCGGCGAGCTTGGCTATACATTGGTAATGTTCCGTGAGGTTTATCAAAACTTTACTTTTGATTCCAGCGCCCTGGCCCGGTTTATGGCCTCTGGCCTCCCGTCATTATCAACAAACCTCGGGCATGTTACGGTAGCCAATGAGATGTACCCGGATATTGCAGACTATTATTGTGATGGTACAGATGACCAGACAGAAATACAGGCGGCTATCAATCATGTGGCGTCCAAGGGCGGGGGTGTTGTTGACCTGACAGATGGTACGTTTTATATAACCGCAGCGCTGGAATTGGCGGATAATGTTACATTGCAGGGCCGGGGGGACAACACAATTATAGAAAAAAACGCCAATGACTACGCTATAGAGTGTGTCGGTTCATCCGGGAGCGAAAAGACCGGGGCGCAAATAAGAAACCTAAAGGTAACGCGGGATAGTAGCGATACTAATTTAAAATCATTGATTTTTTTCAATTATGCAGATGATTCTGTTATTGATAGCGTTACTTGTCTTGATGCCTATGCAAATGGCATATATGTTTCAGATTGTGACAATATAAATATACGCAACAACCTTATTAAAGAATATATGGGGATGGGAATTCGCCTTGCTACTTGTACCGGAATTGTAATAGGGAATATTGTCGATGGTAATAATTCTAATCCAAGCGGTGGCTTTGTTTACGGAATTTATATTGTTTGCACTAATCCGTCCGATGTTTTGTGCGCTAATAACACAGTAAAAAATCTATTGTCAAGCGGGGCAACAGCAGAGGGGATACATTCACGGAGCGGCCATATCATAGGGAATACTATACATGATATAAAGGGCGGCGGCAGCACCGAGGGAACAGCTATAGGAATAAACGCCAATACTGGTGATAAAAATAAAATAGAATCAAACAATATCTATAATATATCATGCTATGGCCTCACACTATCAACGGACGATCTTCAAAACCCAACAGGTATATTTTTAAATAATAGTGATCATTCAATAGTTCAAAACAACAGGGTTGAGGACGCTCTATATATAGGAATCGGAATAGACACAGATTGCGAATTCACAAGGGTAATGAACAATTATTCTGTGGATTGCGGCCAACTAATAGTAGACGGCAATTGTGAATCAACCGGATTTCCTTATCTAATAGGGGATGGTAACAGTCAGACAACTAATTGCTATACGCAAAGAGATACAGTGGATGTTTACGAAGGAAGCTATTCCCTACTCATAAGGAAAACATCTACTGATACCGCCGAGTTTAGGTTTTGCGATAACAATACGAAAAATGATATGCACGGTCTTGTGCCGGGTCAGACCTATAAATTGTCAGCTAAAATAAATATTCCTACCGGGGGTGGAGTGTCAACAGATGAGGCTAAAATCATAATTGCCTATACTACCGATTCGGGCGGATCATGGACGGAAGTACCGGGCAATCCGAGCACAACGCCGGATGAATATGGACCGTTTGAAACAACAAATGTAGCGATTCCAGAAAACGCGGTGGGAGCAATGGCGTTTGTTCGGCTTAATGCCCCAGCATCTACAGATGAAGGTATTTATATCGATAATGTTAGATTGCAACCCATTGACGTAGATAATGAGCATGATAACAACTTTGATGACAATGGCGATTATACCATCTATGGCTCTAATTCGTGGCAAGAGGTTTGAATGGCCTTTTACACTTGGCATAAAATAACAAATCCGGGTACGGGGTGGTTTGCCTCAAAAACATCCGGCTGGACAGCGGACAGTTTCAGCGGCGGTTTGGAAGTAGATTTCAGTTCTGTTGTTCCGGCAGGCACCAAAGCGGTTAGGTGTCATGTTGCGTTGGGCGGTACTTTTTCGGTTGTTAATTACAGACCGAAAGATGACAGCAATATTTCCAACACACCCTATGCAAGTTCGGAATGGTCATCCTGGATAATGTCAAGCTATGATGGATCTGTGCAGGCGGTTTTGTGGCTTAGTGCTGATTACAAGGTTGAGTTTACGGTACACAATACCGCAACGGACCTATATGTTGCCTACCCGATTGAATACATGCTATGAAATACTATTTAAAAGAAAACGCAGACGGCTTTGAGTTTTCCCCGGCGGGCCGAAAGGTTGACGAGGAAAAACTAAAGGCCGGGTTTACGATTGTCCATGAAATACCGGACCGTATTAAAAACATTATGCCTGGTGGGCGGGATTATGTGCCGCCCAAAACAGCAATCGAGGAAATAGAGGAAATAAAGACGCGGTTATCCGCATTAGAGTCAAGGAATGTCAGATAATAATAAAAAACAGTTAAGTATTCCGCTTGCTTTATTTATAACCGCACTACTTGCGGTTGCCTCTGGTTCATGGGCGCTATCCACTACGGTAGCATTTGCTCAGGCCAAACGGAACAAAGAACATATCATGGCATTGGAAAATGACCAAAGACAATTGGATATAGAGCAAGCAAAAACAAGTGAAAAGTTAGAGTATATCAAAGAACGGTTAGATGAAGTCTACCGGTTGATAAAGAACGGACATTGATTCTACAAAACGATAGTAGGCTTAGGTCTGAAATACGGCGCTTTGGTTGTTATTTCATGGACTTGTTATGGCATGCCAACAGATTAAAACGGGTTGAGCTTGATACCGATATAATCAGACAGTTGTATATTGAGTTTGTCGGTAAGGGCTGGATGCACAAAGACTGCTATATAAAGAACCCTGATTCTATATTAGGGTTTTTCGGGCTACCGGTTACGACCAGGAAAGAAAGTAGATATTATTTCTGTAGCCCAAACGAGTTTGAAGTGCTCAAATATTCAGTGTCTTTAAATCACGGGACATGGAATCATTTTGTAGCCGGCGACGGGTTTAGTCATGTCACCTATGATCCGTATGGTGTGAGCCGTGCGGTATCCGAGGGCATGTTGATAGATAAAAGGATATTCAGACGAAATATTTAGTTATCGCCTTGATTTTAACCTTGGCTGCATGTGTCACGGTAACGGACGAATATGTTGATTTTGATGTCGCTATCGGTCCGCTTATGGATGAATACGGGCCGCCGGATATTGTGTCTGCCGGAGTGTTCCGGGACGAAACCGTCGTGGTGTGTATTTGGTTGGACTACTATTTTGGCATATTCGTTTCATTAGACAAAAAGATCGTGGGAGTTTTTGGGCAAAACCCGTTTGACAGGAATGAAAAAATGAAAAAGGTAATCACTAATGGCTGAAGCTGATGATGGACTATTCCTTATAGATGGAGAGGACGCGGGTTCAACGCCGTGGGAGTTTGATTCTATAACAAATGACGGGAGTTGTACTTTTGCGATAGACGCCACGGCTAAGAATAACGGGAGTTATGGGTATAAAGCGTCATACGATGGAACAAATAGAAACTGTTACGGAGTTGTCAACCTAAGCGATCCCTCTACGATCTATGTGAGAGGATATGTCTATATTCCTTCTGCTTTTGAAATGGGGGGCACCTACGAAACCTGTGTCCTATTTTATCTATTTGACGGCACAACTGACATTATCGTGCTAAGCGCATATTGCCACGGCACGACCTCTATGGCTCGATGGCATAAAATATCAGAAGTATCCGGGGTAGACGAAGAAACTGATAGTGTTACTAATTTTTCAACCGACGCTTGGCATTATTTGGAAATAAAGTTTGTTGCTGGTACTGGTAGCGACGGGATTGTTGAGTGTCGGTGTGATGGGGACACCTTGTTTGGTGGGGCAGATACAGGTCTATCGACGTCTGCTTTGGCACCAGAGGCGCTATATGTGGGCAACTACTCGGAGCGTGGTCAAGAGCCTGCAAACGGGGCCTATATGTATTTTGATGACATCAAAGCCAGTGCCAGCGATTGGGTTGGGGCGTATTCGGAAGCGGGTGGCGGTGTATCCGTACCCGTTATGCAGAACCATTACCGGAGATTGAGGGCATAGTGGCAACTTATTATGTAGACCCCGATTGGACGGGGACCAAGAGCGGCACACAGAGCGAGCCGTGGTCCGTGTTGAATTGGGCTACTATCAATTCGTCTTTGGCATCGGAAGATGTTACTGTATATTTTTCTGCACGGGAAGCGGGTAGTGATACCGATGAAGATTATGGGGCCGGGATAGATATTGAAGGAAACAAAACGGCTGACCCCGGCTACACCCTCACCCTTGATGGGTACAGTTATTATAATACCAACGACTCAACACCCTCCTGGGCGGCATATTCTGGTAGTTCGATGTGTATTATCGAAGATGTGCTGGCGCAGAACAGTTCTCATACAAAATATAATGATGTAACTGTAAGGGGCTTCAATATTGTAAAACCAACAAGCGGTAAAGCTGTTGCTATTGCCGGTGATAATTGGACTATTGAGGATTGCGATATTTCGCATGGGGGGAGCGTTAGCGACGGGCCATTAGTTTATGTAGTTCCTACGGCTGATTCAGGTCATGAGGGTAGTTCAGCGTATACTCCCGCTTGTGATAACATCAATATTTTAAACAATAATATACACGATAGTTATGGTGAGCTCATATATGTAGGGGGCGGTGGTTCTGGCTATCCTGATAGTGGAGATGGCTACCCCTCTCATACCAACATAACAATCACTGGAAATACAATTGACGGGTCCGGGGCGCTTGGCGGCCAGCCAGATGGGATAGATATTAAGGGTGGAATTGTCGGCATAACCATAAGCGGAAATGAGATATTAAACATTAATACCGCAGGATGCCGCCCTATTGTGATGCAGGGAGTCCATGCCGAGGGAAACCAGAGCGCTGTAATTGAAAAAAACTATATCCACGATTGCACCAACTCCGATGAGGGGATATCTCTGAGCAATAGCTGGGGGGATTCCGAGGGTGTCGAGATTAGAAATAATATTATTGATACCATAAACGGCGAGGGGATTGTTGTTTATTCTGGTTCTGCTACAAGTATAACCATTTTGAACAACACGATATACAACTGCGGGGATGAGGGAATACGGGTAGACTCGGGCAACACGGTTACTGTACAGAACAACGCCTTGCTTGATAACAATTCAGGTGGGGCGCAGAATACTGCCAACGGGACTATGACCCAGAGTAATAATGCCCATAACGGGAGCTGGGCTGGGTCTGCAACAGATAATGTGAGCGGGTTAACAGCCGGAGCTTTTGTTGACGCATCGGGTGGTGATTTTTCACTATCTTCGGGTTCAGCACTGATAGATGTTGGGTATACGCTTAGTTCTTTTGCAGATGACTACGCAGGAATAGATCGGCCCCAGGGGGATAGTTGGGATATAGGCGCATACGAATATGAAATAAAGGCGGTCGGCCAAATGGCCGTCATGTTTTGAGGATAAATCAATGGTTTTTGTAAAACAAAGTACAGCGGTCACTTTATTAATAGGGCCGTTTGTAGACGAGGACGACGGTAAGACCGCTGAAACGGGCTTGACAATATCGCAGGCCGATGTCCGTCTTTCAAAAAATGGCGGTAACATGGCTCAGAAAAACAACGCTGATGCTTGTGTGCATGACGAGCTGGGGTATTACACTTGTGCGCTCGATACAACCGATACTAACACGTTGGGTGTTTTAAAGGTAATGGTGCATGAATCGGGCGCCCTTCCGGTTTGGGAAACGTGCATGGTAGTCACTGCTAACGTGTGGGACACGCTATGCTCTACTGACCAGTTGGATGTTAACGTCACCAACGTTGCCGGAACCTCACAGACTGCTAATGATAACGGTGCGGACATTAACGCAATTCTGACCGATACCGGAACCACGCTGCCGTCAACGCTGTCTACTATTGACGGCAAGGTTGACACTATTGACGGTAATGTCGATAGTATCTTGACTGACACCGGCACTACATTACCCGCTACCTTAACAACTATCGACGGTATAGTTGATGACATTTTAGTTGATACCGGAACTACACTTCCCTCTACACTTTCTACTATTGAGGGCAAGGTTGACACTGTTGATGGTAATGTTGACAGCATTCTGACCGACACGGGTACTACGCTGCCCGCTACCCTTGCAACGATTGACGGGATTGTTGACGATATATTAGTTGACACCGGCACTACGCTTGACAGCAAAATTGACGTTATCGATGCGAACGTTGATAGTATCTTGACTGATACAGGTACTACGCTTGATGGCAAGATTGATACCATTGACGGGATTGTTGATAGCATCTTGGTTGACACCGCGGAAATCGGCGCCGCCGGCGCAGGTCTGACCGCAGTACCTTGGAATGCCTCATGGGATAACGAGGTGCAAAGCGAAGTGGCAGATGCACTCACCGCCTATGGTGCGGCAAAGGGCGTGATAAAGAATGCTGCTTTTTCTAATTTCTGTTTCCCGATGGTAGATTCTAATGATGACCTTTTGACCGGCTTAACCGTAACTGCTACCGTTTCACAGGATGGTGGGGCATTTGGCGCCATCTCCGGTTCTGTGGCAGAAATAGCAAACGGTATTTACCAGCTTGACGCTGCGGCTGCGGACATGAACGCCGACACGGTTATTTTCAGGTTTACCGCGAGTGGGGCAGAAGATTCTTTTGCATTCTTTAAAACAAGCTAAATGATTGTTCGCTGGGGCCGCCCCAAACAAACAAAGTATTATAGCCCGTTTATTGTTTTCAGTATCGGTACAGAAGCCGGGGGCTTGGGTAATTACATTGTCCAGACAACCGAGGGTGTATCGTTTTTCAGAGGTAAACGCGGTGTACTGTTTGGCGGCAACGCCCCCATCATATTAAAGGGCACGGCATCTGGTTTCGATGTCTCCGTTACTGATAGTTTTACGTTATCGGAATCGGTGATAAACCAGGCTGCGCTCAACGCGGGTGTTATAGAAACCCTTAATTTAGCAGACTCTAATACCAAACAATATGAGGGTATCACAAGTCTGTCAGACATCTTTACGCTGGATGAAAATGTCGGCGCCGTAGCCTCTTTAGTCGCTTCGGTGGTTGACGTATTTCAGTTAGACGATGAAACAAACTGGGGCGGCCTTGTTATCGTTTCGGTTACTGACAGTTTTACCCTATCGGGCGCTGCCACAAGTGGGGGATCGCTAACAGGTATTACAATTGAAAATCTACAGTTTAGCGACACACCGAGTGCAATCTTCGAAACGGTCGCCGCCGTTAGCGATAGTTTTAATTTAGATGATAGCGGCGACTTCACATTAACGATAGATTGCCGAGCAACGGACCAAATAAGTCTAAGCGACGCAATCACAAAGCAGTTGACGTCGCTGGCCACTGTACTTGACAGTTTCACAATAGACGATAGAGCAGACTTTAGACCCCCGGCAACGGGAATTGTTACAATAACTTTTTCGGGTAAATCGGCTACAATTACCTTTACAGCTAAAAAACCGAATATAGATTTTACAGGAGAAACATAAATGAAAGATGGTTTAAAACTTGGCGGTATATTTGTCGCCGAGTGCCACGATAAATATGGGGAAAAGAAATGGGCAGACACCTTCCCGAATATGGTAGTAGACCAAGGGCTGAATCATGTACTTGATTTGGTTTTTACCGGTGGTGATACGCAAGTGTCGCCTTGGTATATTGGACTGGTTGCTACTACTGGCCCAACTTTTCAGGATTCGCACACCATGGCTTCGCATACAGGGTGGACCGAGTTCACGGCTTATAATGAGTCAAGCCGTGAGATTTGGTTAGAGAGCCGGTCAAGCCAAACGCTGACCAATTCCACCAAGGCGCAGTTTACGATCAGCGCCAACAATTCAACAATCGGCGGGGCTTTTTTGGCTTCGAATTCCACCTTGGGAGCCGGGGGTATTCTAATGTCCGGCGGGGCTTTTACCGGTGGTGACAAGGCCGCTGATTCGGGCGATGTTCTTTCGGTGACTTATACCCTTAGTGCTGCGGATGCGTAATGCCTACACCATTAAATGTTACCTTTTCCGAAAAGGGCACTGGTATCATAATTGCGTCATTCAGCGATGAAAACGACTCGGGTATAGCGCCGAATTGGGCGGTTTGGGATTTAGGCGATATTAACGGTAATATTGTCAACGGCCGCTCGTCTGTTGCCATTTCCTCACCCACTTCACAAGAGTCTATAGTACTGTCAAGCGCCGATTTGTCGGTGGCTGATAGCTTGGACAACTCACGCATTCTGACAGTCCGCGCTCGGTACAACTCGGCAGACCATGGCGATAGCCTACCTTTGCACGGCAGTTGTATCTTCAGTGTGGACAATCTAAAAATGATAACATAGGGGCGGGCAACCGCCCCATTCCCACCTTTTTACTACACACCCGTTTACTACTTCTCGAAAAAAAACCTCAAATTCTGCACTTTTTTTCATTTTACCCCTTGCGCTCTCCGCTGGATATGCTATAATAGTAGTATGAACGATAAACGAAAAACAAAAAGAGATAAGCTAATTATCGAAACAGCAGCAATTATGCGTACTGAAAGCGCAAGCGCCACCGCCCAAGGCGTAGAAGAAATTCTCTGCAATAAGTCTTACGGGTTGGGCGATGAATTTGATGCGCTTGGAATCAGCTTTAAACTGTTTGTCCGGGATGTTATCAAAGAAATGAGCTGGGATTTTTAAAGCATGAGCGAAAAAGATATTTTGATTTTGATTTGCTTAATAGCAGTTTTTTTGTTTGCAATTTTCGGATCGTTTGAAAGATAGCCGACGGGCTTTAAACGATAGGGGGAGTGTATGAACGAAATTTATACAGGTGATTATGGGCCGCAAATAACGGTAAAGTGTGCATGGTGTAAAGCAGAAATCGGCGCTTTAATCATTAACACAGATAACTATCACGCCGACTCTGTGAGTCACGGGATTTGCAAGGCTTGCGCTGAGGAACAGGAGAGAAAGTATGCACAATAAAAAGGAATGGTCCCGATTGATGCGGGATGTCAGGCGCAAGGTAAAGACCGATCCCGATGGGGAAGTCATTAAACTTAACTGGTTGTATGACCATGGGGACCGGAGCGACCGCTTGTATGACCTGTTGAGCCAGGCCGTACCGTTTAATATTTGACATGTTGGGCCGGGGTGCGTTTACCTCCGCGCATTCCGGCCATTTTCTACGGGGGTTGGGGAAGTTATGGACCTAATCTTGATGTGGATTAAAATAATCGTTATCGGGATATTGGCTTACATAGTGCTTGCAATAGTAGGTGGAATTGTGCTATCATCGGTTAAATGGCGGCGGCTTAACCGCAGGGGTAAGAATGGGGGAAAGTAAACGGACGCTGTACATGCAGATCGGGGAGCTAAAGGTAAAGCTGGAAAGATGCCAGCACAACTATTACGAATTGCTTGATGCGTTTGATCAACAGTGTGAGCGCATCGAGGAATTAGAGGACAAATTGAAGGGGGCGAAAAAATGATCCATGGTAGTTTTGGAAACGAATTGTTGACTGAAAGGGATTTTGTGTTTACCTGTTTTGGGCGATACAAGGTGGTGGACCAGGGGCAGGTGGAGATTACAGACCTCGAGTTATACGATGCCGGGGCCAGGGCTGATGTCGGACGGCCGCTTCAAAACCTTGTTGACATTTTGTCAGAGGATATACTATTTGAAATCCATATGGATTTAGAAAACCGTATTTTGTCTTTGCCGCAAAAGGATGCTGTATGAAAGTCTACACGGTTGGGGCAAGTAATTTTAGCGGCACTTATTCTGCCGGGAAATTTGCGGCTGAATCCAGACAAGAAGCGATAGAAAAAGCACAGAATAAATACCGCAATAGTCCGTTGGGGCGTGATTTAAAAGATGTGGGCGCTTTTAGATTTTACATAACTAATGAGGAAAGGATTGGCTGATCATGAAAGTAATCGCATATGAATGGGTGCCGATGGGTATATGGTGCGCTGAGTGTTGGAATGCAGAGTATCGGGATAAGAACATAGACGAGGGGGAAGTGCGGCCTATTTATGACACTGACCCGTGCGACCTGTCGGTTGATCTGTATTGTGAATCTTGTGACGAGTTGATTGTTGGCCGGGGGCATGCTATAATGTTGCCGCTATTTGAGAATCAGTGTTTTTGCGGCAATCCCAATTGTCACGGTGATAATTGTTACTGGACAGAAGATGCCTGGTCGCCAACGTGGGAAAATCCTTATAACGCAAAACCGAGGGGGTTAGGATGATACAGGTAATTATCAACGTCAATCAGAAACAAGTCAATCAATTGCTGATCCACAACACAGGGGAAAAGCATGACGTGTTCAATCATTATTTATGGCGCCTATTCGGTCCCGATGGTTTACAGATTGACGAAGGATGGATTGATCATGTGCCCCGCCACGATGGGGCCTCAATCCTTGTGGGTGAAGTACTATACTTGATAGAAGGGGATAAATATGGAATTCAAAAAAGCAACAAAAGCGGATAGTAGATTAAGACTTGCTATCCACGGGCCGGCCGGTAGCGGCAAGACTTATTCATCCTTAGCTATTGCCAAGGGGATGGGCCTGCAGGTGGCGCTGATTGATACCGAGCACGGCAGCGCATCAAAGTATGCGGATGTGTTTGATTTCGATGTTGCGGAGATGGAACAGGACAAGTCTATTGATGCCGTGATTCAATACATGGCCGGCGCCACCGATTACGGGGTGCTTATCATAGATAGCCTTACCCATTCATGGCATGATCTACTGGTGGAGGTTGACAGACTGGCAAAGTCCAAGTATAAAGGTAATACGTGGGCTGCGTGGTCAGAGGGCACACCAAAGCAAAAAAAGATGGTTAGTGCTATCCTTAGATTCCCTGGTCATATCATAGTTACGATGCGCAGCAAAACCGAGTGGTTGATAAACGATGGGAAACCGCAACGGATAGGGCTTGCTCCCGAAGCTGGAAAGGGCATAGAATATGAATTTGATATGTTAATGGAATTATCACTTGACCATATCGGGTTTATCAGTAAAGATAGAACAAGCAGGTTTCAGGACAAGACTATTGAAAAGCCCGGAGAGGATTTCGGAAGGGAGTTGATAGAATGGCTGACAACGTAGTTTGTGAGGAATGTTTTGGTAGCGGGGAGCTATATCAGTATAGCTACCGCAGCAAAGCGGTAGAGCCTGTTGATTGTCCGTACTGTAATGGTACGGGGAAAACAGAGGGGAGTGAAGATGGAAAAGAGAATTAAAGCGTGGCATTTCTTGCCGGAAGATGGGAAATTGCCTCACGGTGATGGCCGCAAGGTTGAAGTAGGTAAAACCTACTCTGTTGAGGGTGATATAACCATCTGTAAAAATGGGCTGCACGGTTCACGGCGATTGATTGACGCGCTACAATATTCCGGGCAATTTCTGCTTGAAAAGGTTGAGATATGGGGCGATGTAGTAGAACAAGGTGATAAGTTGGTTGGGCGGAATCGTAAGTGCTTGGCTTTGATTGACGCAAAGAAGATCATTCTATGGTCAGTTTGTCATTTCGCTGAACGGGCCATGAAAAAAACGGGGTGGGAAGATAAGCGGAGCTGGGATGCGATAAATACGGCGCGTAGATGGTTAAGGGGTGATGCAACGATTGACGATGTGAAAACCGCCGCCGATGCCGCCCATGCCGCCTATTCCTCCGCCTATGCCGCCGATGCCGCCTATGCCGCCGCCTATGCCACCCATGCCGCCGCCTATGCCGCCGCCGATGCCGCCCATGCCGCCTATTCCTCCGCCTATGCCGCCTATGCCGCCTATGCCACCTATGCCGCCGCCTATGCCACCCATGCCGCCGATGCCTCCGCCTATGCCACCCATGCCGCCGCCTATGCCGCCGCCGATGCCGCCCATGCCGCCTATTCCTCCGCCTATGCCACCCATGCCGCCGCCGATGCCGCCCATGCCGCCGATGCCTCCGCCTATGCCACCCATACCGCCGAGAAAAACTATCAAAATAGATACCTTACAAGAAAGATTAACGGGGCATTAAATGAGCAAAAAAGCAGTAAGTGATTCATATTTAGGTCATTGGTGGCGCAAGGCCGTCCGGCGCAAGTGGTCTGATAGGTGCGCTATCTGCGGGCGCTCCAATCCATTTGTCGAGTGTCATCATATCATCAAGCGCAGATGGCGGGTGCCGCGGTGGGATATACACAACGGGATACTGCTATGTAAAGAGCATCACCATATGGCGCACAACCAGAAGCTACAGTTTAGCCGATACCTTGACAAACTTGTGGATATGGAGTACTTAGAAAGATTAGAGGGCGTCTTGTATAAAGACTACCTACAAGAAATGGGTATAACCGATTCTGAGTACAGGCGACATGAATTAACGGTGCTAAAGAAGTACGTTGCCTGTAGGGATGTTTTGTAATGAAGGGCGCGCGAAGGTTCGACCGACACAAAAGCGTAATAGCTGTGTCGGGACGCGGGTTCAAGTCCCGCCGCGTCCAGTAAGCCGGTAATTCCTCAGACGAGGTAAGCCGGATAAAGCGCTGGCCCGTCACAGCGCAAGAGATCACATTTGTAGTAGCTTTAGGACTGGACAAGGAAAGGTTACGAAAATGTTTCTTGCCTTGAACACTTTACCGCGCATGGCCCCCGGACGGGCGGGGGTTTTTCTATTGACAAAGATTAACAGATGTGATAAATAGCTGAAACATGGCAAAAGAACGGTACGTCAATACTAAGTTTTGGGATGACACCTATATCATAAGTTTAGACCCGTCCGAAAAGCTATTGTTTCTGTACCTACTGACCAACCCACTGACCAACATAGCCGGGGTCTATGAAATCACACCCCGGAGAATATCCTTTGATACTGGTTTTGAAAAAGACATGGTACGCCGTATTCTGGACCGCTTCGAAGCCGATGGGCGCATCAAGTATCAGGATGGATGGGTTGCTATCAAGAATTTCATCAAGCACCAAAAGACAAAAATACACACCGTAAAACGCGGAATTGAGATAGCACTACAGGCTGCACCCGAGTGGGTGTATACTTTTATAGACTATGATAGTCTATCGTATCTTAATCTTAATCTTAAATTTAATTATAAACAGTTAGACTACCCTTTCCCGAAAGAGGGGTGGTTGTGCACAAGTTGTGGATATCATAACACGCACACAGCGGGTTATTGTCTAAGATGTAAGGAGGAAAAGGAATGAGTTACAAAACCGCCCCCCCGCCGGATCATTTAGTCATTACCAATCTATACGAACTGATGTGGGGCCAGCGTCCCAAGGACCGGGTCTTGCCGCCGGATACTAAGCCAGGCCATCTATCAAAAACATACGATAAAAGGCTTGACACTCTTTTGATAGATTGCTTTAATGATTGTAATATGGGATGGTGTGAGATAGAGTCTGTACTTGAAACCGAAATGCTATTATTGCAGCGCAGGTGCAGACAGCTTGAAACCGAGGGACGGCTTGTTTGGACGCGGCGTGACACGATGAGGGAAGCCGTAGCAAACCGATACCTAAGTGGGCGATATTTCGATTGGCCCGCTTTAGACCCGCTGTTGATAAAGGCGGCGCAAAACCCAGCTCTGCAATGGGCTGATATAGCTGATATAATAGGTACGAGCAAAACAACCGTGAAAAAGCGGGCCCGTCACCTTGAGGGCGAGGGTAAACTTGTATGGGTTGACCGCAGAAAGCTGAGCCGCGGAAGGGGGCGGAGATGACCAGATTCCTTGATATGATTATTCATTACTGGCCGCTTGCTGTTATCTTTATAACCTCTGGTTTTGTAATAGTCGGCATGTACTTGATTGCTGTAGTTATTACAAACCGTAGATGGGCCAAGGCGATCCATGACGGCAAGTATGTGTCAATAAAAACCCGCGCCTTATTGGTACATCAAAGACAGTCTATCCGTTGGCAACGGCGGGAAATACAGAGGGTGAAAGCTGAGCGGGATGATTTGCGGCAACGGTTGCTACAAATTCATACCGCAATAAACAGACAGGGGGAAATATGACCTGGGCACAAAAAAAGGCTATTAGTATAGCAGAACAAGAAACTGATGGGTGTCGCTATGTTACTTATCACAAAGATTTTTTCCCGGAGTTTCTAACCCAACTCATAACCGAAATCGCCGAACGGGGGATGGAGGAAGCGATACGCACGGTTGGGCAAGATATGGCGGGATTCGCTGTAACACATAGCTGGTTTAATCTTGACGGACTATTGCACGATATCCGCTCAAACCGCTGGTGGGAGGAACAGATATGAAAACATACACATGCACTAAATGCGGGAAAACAAAGCTAACGTGGCTCGTCGTTAATCCTGTGTTGGGCCACTACGTAGGTGACTACAAATTAGCCAAGTGGTGCGGACCGGTCAAGGAGGAAAGCGATGACTGAACAGAGAATCGACAAGTTTGAGGAATGGCAAAAGAGACTTATTCCAATATCTTACCATGCGAAAGGGCAGTCTGGTTTGGCCTTGGGAAAATCGAATCTGGACATGCTCAACGATTGGGCCGAGGAACGGGAGCAGCTATTAGAAGCACTCAGGACAATTCGAAAACGATGGCACTGTGAATACGGAATGGCAACTAATGAACCCTGTGAACTGCTTATCGGGGATGACCCGAGGGAGTGGTGTGGGTGGTGCTATGTGAACAGGATACTCAATCGTTACGACCCAGTGGAGGCAGACCGATGACCTGGGCAGAAAAAAAGGCTGAGGAATGGTGCAAGGAAACAGACCTATGGTATGAGCCAGAACGGCATGATTGGGTAAAGTGTACAACCCAACTCATAACCGAAGCCCGCAAACAGGGCATAGAGGAAATGCGGGATGCGGTAAGGGAACTGACCGATAGTCACGTGTTTGTTGACAAGATAGCCCAGCGGCTATTGGAGGAAAGCGATGACTAAAAAACAGAAAAATGAATGGCTATGGCAACTACAATTAGCTCCTGGTAGTCCAAGCTGGAACAGAAAAGCTGAATCCATACTCCGCACCGTCGCTGCCGAAGGCCGCAAGCAGGGAATAGAGGAAATGCGGGATGCGATACTGGGTGAGCTTGCTGGAACTTGGAGCCAGACAAGAGAACGGGTACAAGCTATAGCCCAGTGGCTACTGGGGGAAAGCGATGACTGATGGGTTTGAAATGGTAGAGCAGCAAAAAGATTTGTGGAATGGATGCGTCCTCGCCATGCAAATAAAGATTTGTGATGAAACAGACCGCTTGCTTAAGGGTACATATTATCAGGTTGGAGTGCGGAATGCTATTAAGAAAATTGCAAAGGAGATGTTGGAGAAGTGATGTGGACGGCAATATTGCGGTGTGGGGATTGTGGCGCTGAATTGAACCGAGCAGAGCATGTGCCAGAAGATAAAAAGAGCAAAGTTGGGATAGCGTCCGCTTTCGCTGCCGGGGATTGTCCAAATGGGTGTCGGTCTACATTCTCGGATTTAAATATCAACACCCGATTGGAATGGATAATGGAGGCAGACCGATGACCTTTGAGGATTATGCCGAACTCGGCGATACGCTCGATGACCAGTGGCCTGCATCCGCTTTGATGGACGACTGGGCCGCAGAACGCACACAGTATCTCAGAGATGTAGACGATTTGCGGCAAGAGGTAGCCTACGAACGTGAAAGGGCCAACGCTATCGAGAAACAGGCGTGTGAGAGAAGGGCAGAGCTACAGGCCGAGGTGGAGGAAGCCCGTAACGCCCTGACACAGTACAACCTTGACATGATGGAAATGGACAGCGGCCTTGAGGCCGAAAACAAAGAACTAAACGCCCTGTTCAACATGCAGCAAAGGCGCATGGGCGAAGCCGTCAAGTTGTGGCAAGACGCTACGGGCAAACACGATACTCTGCCTGATTTGGGGCGATTGCTTGATTGGCTATTGACCGAAAACGCCAAGCTGCGGGAGGCACTACAATTCTATGCTTGTACAACCACTTATCGGGACGCCGAAGCCGACGCCCTGAACGCAGATGGTGAGTTCTTCCCTTACGGATTGGACGATACGCCAATTTCGCAGGATTTGGGGGGAAAAGCTCGTGCCGTGTTGGAGGAATCATGAACCTTGAGGAAATAAAAATACGATACACGATGGACGAGGGTTACGGGCCGTTTATCTATACCGATCTCCACCCAAAAACGGTGGACGAAGATATGGATTGGCTCATCGAACAGGTAGAGCAGCTACAGGACGAGGTTAAGGGGTACGAGATAGCTAATCGTGCACTAAATGGCTTAGCTGAAGCACGGTTGGGAAAAATCAACAAACTTGAGGCCGAGGTAGAGTGTCTGCGGGAGGCGCTGGAACTGACACTACCCATGGCGAAGGGGTATGCGGGGACGCATCCATTTGGCCCAAATCTACGATATGTCAAGGATGCTCAGTCCTTGTTGGAGGACGTATGAGCATTTCGGTTGACAAGTGATAGATTATCGGATATAAAAGAGTATGCCAACAATAGAATATGCACCGAAGCTGAAAATAAACTGGACGGACAAAGAGGCGGCGAAAATTGCGGAGATAAAGAACAGACCGAACCAAAATACACGCCCATGGCAAAAGAAGTGTGACAGCCGATTTTTAGCCATGTGTCTATTATTGGAAAGCGGTATGAATTACGGCGATATAGCCAATGTGTTTAATACCACCCGCGAGAATGTCAATTCTATATTTTTGCGGCGGGAGATTAAGCGAACAGAAAGGGGCTATAGAAAATCCGCTGTCTATAATAAAAGATTTTCAGAAATGATGGGACTGCTAAATGATGGCAATTCTATTCAGGAAATAGCAAAAAAATACAATATGGCCCATTCTACAGTTTGGAAATTCTTGAAATATCGCGGGGTCACGAGAAAGAAAATTGACGGAGAATGGCAGGTGGTTGTAAATGGTAATACTTGATTTCGGTTCCGGTGAAACGTGTCAGAATTCGCGCCTCGAGGCGCTAAAGATGATAAAGGAAATGGACAACGTAAATTCCGGCAAGCGCCGGATAGTTATTAAATGGCAATTGTTTAATACCGTCCCTAAAGCGGGGGGCAAAACTGTAACCCCGCTTGATAGGGACGTTTTTGATTATGCCTACAGGTTGGCGGCAAAAATGGGCTATGAAACAACGGCCAGTGTATTTGATATACCGTCACTAAAGTTTCTGATCGATAACTATAGTGTGCCTTTTGTCAAGATAGCTTGCCGCCAATCGATCTATGAACTATTGTTGCCGAAGATACCCAATAGTGTCTTGGCGCTTGTGTCGGTCCCCTCTCCGTTCACCACTTGGGATTTCAGGTTGTCTATGATTTCGGACAATATAGACTTCTTGTGTTGTGTGCCCGAGTACCCGGCTAATTGGGTTAAGTATGCAACCCTATTTGGTGGGTTTTTATCTGTAGGAATATCAGACCATACGGATAACTTTGAGCTTTTCCACAAATACAAGCCCACCCGATACGAGAAACATTTTAAACTACCAGACTCAAAGGGGCTGGATAATGGACCATGGGCCATGACGCCCGAACAATTGGAAGGGATATTATGATTTTTAAACCGCTATCGTATCAAGACATGGAAACGGTCAGGGGATGGCGCAACGATATAATGGAAACGTTGCGCACCCCCTATGAGCTGACTGAGGAAATGCAGCAAGATTTTTACCGTGAGGTTATTTGTGATAGGCGCGGGTCAACAAGGTATTGGGGCTTTTGGCGGGGGAGTAACCTTGTCGGTTACGGCGGTATAGAGAATATTGAATGGGAGAACCGCCGCGGTGAAATCAGCGTATTGATTGCACCACGCCGACGGGGTGAAGGTTTAGGTGCCGCCGCCGTCGCCAGTATCTTGACCCGCGCTTTTGATTATTTGAATCTCGATATAGTACATGGCGAATGTTACTACAGCAGCAAGGCGGTGGATTTTTGGTATAAAATGGCGGTCCGCTATAATGGACACACAACCGTGCTACCGGGGACAAAGTATTACAAGCGCAGATATTGGTCAAGCCTGTTGTTTGTGTTTACCAAACCTCAAACGGATGTGCCGGACATGGATATAGTGAGGAAATTATGAACATAGCAATCATTCCGGCCCGGGGCGGTAGCCAAAGAATACCGCATAAGAACATTAAAGAGTTTTTAGGTCAGCCGATAATTAATTACTCTATCCAGGCGGCTAAGGGTTCCGGGGTTTTTGACGAAATAGTTGTGTCAACCGAGGACCAGGAAATAGCCGATGTGGCTAAGGCCGCCGGCGCAAACATCCCCTTTATGCGGCCCAAAGAATTAGCGGACGACGATGTGCCGATGTATGAGGTTGTCCGCTTCACCTTAGCTGAACTATCGAAGCAAAACCACCACTTTGAAAACTGTTGTATGATTTACGCTACCGCTCCGATGATTTCAGGTGATTATATACGGCTTGCCCTCGATACTATGATCGCAGAGGCAGCGGATGTTTGTATTCCCGTTGTCAGAAGTCCGTGGCATTTCCAGAGGGCCATGATAATCGAGGACGGCAGATTGAGAATGGTATTCCCAGGGCAAAAAGATAAAACGTCAAATCTATGGTTTGATACCTATCATCACGCGGAAATGTTCTGGTGGATGTCAATTCCGCGGCTTATGATGAACGGTAATTTATTCCCACCAAAGGCGGCGCCGTTTATTGTAGACTGGCAGAGTGTGTTCCCAATCGACACCCCGGAAGATTGGACGGATGCGGAAAACAGGTTTATTGACCATTTCAAAAAGACATGGGAGGGCAGAACTAATGGAAATCACTGATCTTGTTGGGAAACGAGTATTGTTAAAAACGTCCGGCAGATATGCTTACCGTGAGGAAGAAGTAACAGAATATAAGATACTGGAAGTATCTCCCTCTGGCAATTGGGTCAAGCTAATGAATCTAAACGGTAATAAATTCTGGAAGCCAATCACAGGCCTTTCTTACGTAGAAACGTTGATAGATTTAAAGGCGGGCCGGAAGTGATTGAATTAATCAAAGAGGCTATGCTTGAAACAAACGAAATAGTCGGGCGTGAAATTTGGTCAGACATCACAGAGGATACCATCCTTTATGATTTCTCTAATATCGAAAGCATTAATTTTGTGAGCTTTATCCTGTTGGTTGAACAGAAAATAGAGGAAAAGACCGGCAAGCAAATGCCTATCGTTACGGACAAGACGTATTCACGCACCGATAGTCCATTTAGAACAGTAGGAACGCTGGCCACTTTTTTGGTGGAACTATGCGTTTTCTAATCACAGGCGCAAGCCGGGGGATCGGGGCCAGGTTGGCTACGCATTATGAAACTATCGGACATGATGTATTCCGGGCCAGCAGGTCAACCGCATGTAACGTTACACAACCCGATAGTGTTGAGTTTTTCCTTGAAAGCGTACACTCTTTAGATGTTGTCATCAACTGCGCCGGTATAGCGTCTATGAATCATTTTCTGCTTATGTCCCCGGACAAAGCCCGTGATATTATGGCGACCAATTTTTTGGGAACCTTCAACGTCTGTCAACAAGCGGCCAGGCTATTAAAGGGGTCCAGTTGTCCGAGGATAATAAACTTTTCATCGGTGGCCGTACCGTTGGCGCTCGAGGGTGAGGCGGTTTATGCCGCATCCAAGGCGGCTGTGGAAACCTTTACCAAAATTATCGCTAAAGAGCTTAGCCCATGGGGGATAAAAGTAAACTGTATCGGCCCCAATCCGATATATACAGATTTAATCAAAAACGTCCCCGAGGACAAACTGGAAAAAGTTATTGGGATGCAGGCTATTAAGCGGCCCGGCCTTGTGGATGATATAATCAATATAGTTGATTGGCTGATAAGACCTGAAAGCTATTTTGTGACTGGACAGGTTATATATTTGGGGGGAGTATGAGTGTTATAGGTATTCAATCAGACTTCACACAAAAGAGCGTAAACGTGCTTTTGGATTTCTTGGAAGCTGGGGACGTGGTGGTGCCGATCGCCAATCAGGTGAAAGACATAAAGCCCCGCGTTGAAGCGGCACAGATTGAATCTTTATATGATATAGCAGAAAACAAGTTTACGTTTACAGGCATGAAAGCTGTGAACCCGCTATACAAAGAAGTGAAAGGCGGGTTTGTGCTTTTCTCGTCTGGTACAACCGGACCGCCCAAGGCGGCGCTGCACGACTATACAAGGTTCATATCTAAGTTTGATTATCCTGGTAAATCTTTCCGCACCATTATGTTTCTGTTGTTCGATCATATCGGCGGCTGGAATACACTATTTTACACCCTTAGAAACGGAACGCCTATCTATATTTCAGACCGCAGCCCCGGCGGGGTGTGTAGGGCTATTGCTGAGAACAAGGCCGAACTGCTCCCCTCTACACCGTCATTCCTTAATCTTATGCTTTTGAGCGGTGCGTATAAAGAACATGACCTTTCCAGTCTAAAGCTAATCACCTACGGAACCGAACCGATGCCGCCGGCCACGCTAAAGGCGTTAAGTAAAGCACTGCCAGATGTAAAACTAAAGCAAACCTATGGATTATCAGAACTCGGGATAATGCGGACTAAATCAGGCGAGGGGCTTTGGTTAAAGATAGGGGACGAACACCGAATAGTTAACGGACGGTTGTGGATAAAGAGTAAAACATCTATGGTAGGATACCTAAACGCCCCCTCTCCGTTTAAAGACGGATGGTATGATACAGGGGACTTAGTGGATGAAAAGAACGGCTATATTCGTTTCCGCGGACGTGATTCCGACATCATAAATGTTGGCGGGTATAAGGTATCGCCGATTGATGTAGAAAGTTGCATCTTGGAAATTCCAGGCATTAAAGATGTGACGGTGAAGGGTGAGCCAAATCCTATACTTGGTCAGGTAGTGATTGCAAAGGTGGTGGGAAATGTAAGCGAAAAACGTATCAAAACGTATGTCCGTCATAAAATAGGCAAATTCCATACACCGATGCGTATAGAATATGTGGAGAGGTTGCATACCGAAAGGTTTAAAAGGTTAAGATGATTTTACTTGTCGCCTCCGACGTATCCAAGCTCCTGTATGCTGGGCATGATTTAGATAGTTTGATTGATATGTACCAAGAAATAGTCGGGCCGGATGGTACGCTATTATTTCCCACCTACAATATGGATTATTGTGACGGTGCGGAGTTTGATATTCATAAAACGCCGTCACAGACCGGGAGCCTGTCGGCCGCCGCTTTAAAACGGCCAGACTTTATGCGGACGCAGCACTATATCTATTCCTTTGCGGTTTGGGGGAAGCAAAAAGACTGGTTTGTTAACCAAAGGCCGGATTATCAATACAACTGCTTTGCCCCCATAGATTTCATGTTATTGATCGATGTTGATTATCAGCACTCATTTACCTATGCCCATTTTGTGGAATCGGTCTATAAGGCTAAGTATAGATATGAAAAAACATTTCAGGACACCAGCCTTTATGTGCGCCGATTAGAGGATGGGGTTGAGAGTGACCTAAACACGGTAGGCCAATTATTAGAGGACGAGGGTGCAGCCGGGCTTAAAGAAATACACGGAATACAACACACGATTATATGCTTAGATAGTGCGGCGCATATAATCAAGAAAGACATTTTATTTAACAACGGCCGCAATCTGCACAAAGACAAATACACTGAGATTGAAACGTTATTTGATAAACTATTTCCTATTATGCGCTCGATTACCGGAGATGGGGTGCGGGAAACACACCGCTTGTTGTCAGAAATAACACCGCTTGAAACGATAGAGATACCATCGGGGACAGCGGTTTTTGACTGGACTGTACCGGATGAATGGTATTTCAAAGAGGCGTGGATTAAAGACAGGGCCGGGCATACTATAATCGACGCCTCAGAAAACAATCTGCACATAGTGAGCGGATCGCTCCCGCACTGTGTGTATGAACCGGCAGAAATACTACAAAAGCACCTGCACTCTATACCCGAACAGCCTACAGTTATTCCCTATAAAACAGCATATTACGAGAAGGATTGGGGTTTCTGTATATCTGATTACCAAAAGCAAAAGATGACCGACGGCACCTATCAGGTGTTTATTGACGCCGGGTATAAGAAGGGATCGTTAACGATGTCGCATATTCTGATCCCCGGTGAATTAGACGATGAAATAATGTTTTCAACCTATACCTGTCATCCGTCAATGGCCAATAACGAATTGAGCGGGCCGCTTGCGCTGATATTCTTAGCACGTCTATTACGCAGCGCACCGCGCCGCTATTCATACAGGATTGTATTTGTACCCGAAACTATAGGGAGTATCACTTACATGGCAACCCAGGACATGACTAAAGTGAAGGGCGGGTATGAGGTAACGTGTTGCGGTGTTGACAAGCCCTTTGTCTATAAGCGGTCTAATCTCTGGTCTATGTTTAATGATGTAGCAGAATATGTATTAGAATCAGAGGTAAGGGATTTTTACCCGCACAGGGGAGCGGATGAGCGGCATTGGTATAAACCCATGGGGACTATAATGACCTGCCCTCCGGGGGAGTACCCGGAATATCATACATCGCTTGATAACAAAGATTTCATATCCTTCCGGGCGATACAGCGGACGATTGACAAGCTGTACGAAATATGCCAGACTTGGGAAATGAACAAGTACTATCGGCCTGTCAAGATGAACGGTGAGCCGTGTTTTTCAAAGCGGGGGATAGATTGTAATTTAGACGCGGCCCGCTGGCTGTTAAATGATGATTCAGATTTATTATATCTGTCAGAGGTAAGCGGTATCAGCATAGACGAGCTACACAAGACCGCTGAGTATTTAGTTGACAAGGGGCTTTTACATGGTAAGTAAAGACAGGGCTGGGCTCCGCATGGCTCTGCACGGCGGGGATTGGCTCGGCGAGGAAAGGCGAGGCTTTAATTTGGAGTTGATATGAAGATGATAAGGCGCAAAGTTACTGTTAGTAAACTGCCATTCACAAAAAGTCAACTCTTGGAGGAAATACATGAGGGAAACTGTGAGAATCGAGGTGGGACTCGATGGGATTATGCCAATTATGTTCGACAGATACGCGGGCGACAACAAAACGGGATTGAGCCCCGAGGACAAGATGTATTTTGCGCAAGACGGGAAAAGTCTGATTATGCCAAGCATAAACATAATGTCTTTCCTGTCAGCACAGAATACTACAAGCACCCCAAAGCGTCTACTTGATATGCGGGAGTATAAAAACGTATGCGCCGCAATGCTTAGCTTTGTGTCGGTGTCACCGTTTCATATTCCTTTTACCGCCAACGGGGAGCCGGTGGTATTTAGCGGGTGGAATGAACAGATTTACCTTGATAAGCGGGTTGCCCGGCTTGCAAAGGGCATTCCCAACCCGAAAGAACGCCCGACACTCAATACACCGTGGGAATTAAACTTTGAAATTCAGTTTATCGAGAATGACGATATCAGCATTAAGCTATTGGAGGATTTAATTCGCAAGGGTGGAATTGCGCTCGGCCTTGGAACATTCCGGGGCATGTATGGCAAGTTTGACGTCACCTTATGGGACGTTAAGAAATAGGGGCTCGGCATGGCGAGGCCTGGCAATGCGCGGCAAGGACGGGCGAGGCAAGGCAATGCAAGGCTATCAATTTAGAAGGGGATAAATGTGAAACGATTAGTTGTAATATCTGATTTACACTGTGGACACAGAACGGGGCTTACCCCCGATGATGCGGAAATTGATTGCCAGGATTCCGCACTGGATGAACAGCTAAAGTGTTCCGTACTAAGGCGTAAAATGTGGAACTGGTACAAAGAAACAATCGAAAGCCTTCAACCTATAGATGTGCTTTTGGTGAACGGTGATGCTGTAGACGGGAAGGGTGACAAGTCAGGTGGGACAGAGTTAATTCTTTCCGATCCAGACGACCAGGTTGTGATAGCGGCTAAGTGTATTACTGAGGCAAGGGCTAAAAAAATTGTATTGTCCTATGGTACAGCCTATCATACTGGCCGCGATACTGATTGGGAAAAAACGCTTGCCCGCGAGGTTGGCGGGGAAGTGCATGACCATCCTTTCCTCAATGTTGGTGGAGTGACGTTTGATTGCAAACACAAAGTCAGCTCGTCAATAATCCCCCATGGCCGCAACACCGGACCAGCGCGTGATAGACTTTGGAACATTCTATGGTCAATTCGCAAATTACAACCAATGGCCGATGTTGTCATCCGGTCCCATGTGCACTATTTTACCTATTCGGGGGATGCCACGAGCCTTATTATTACAACCCCCGCATTGCAGGGACCGGGTACAAAGTTTGGGGCGCGGCTAATGACGGGAACAATTGATATAGGTATCCTGTCTTTTGATTGTGAAGATGGTGAATATGCATGGCGATACGACCTCCACGATATGGAATATACAAAAGAAAAATTGATTGAATGTTAGTGGCCCGGCGTGGCACGGCAGTGCGTGGCGCGGCGAGGCTGGGCTGGGCAAGGCAAGGCAAGGCAACCCCTGATATTCAGAAGGAGCGTGAATGGTGGATAAAATAGAAATATGGGGCATGGTTATTTTGACTATGTTAGCAGTTTTGTTGGTGGTGAGTTTTGTGATTTGTTTGGTTTTGGCCCTTTCGGGACCATGCTGATATGAAGTGTCCAAGGTGCGGCTATAGGTTTAAAACTACAGAACTTGATAAAGTGATTTATTGGGTGTTTTTGGATAGTGTCGGCTAAATGAAACTAAAAGACGCTAAACCAGACGGCCGCAGACTATGCGTTGTAAAGCTGAAACGACTACGCATTACTTTGGCCGGCGCAAGGCTGCGAAACAAGAACGGCGTGTTATACTGGCAATATCACGGAAATGAATGGATAGCCGATGATATGGATAGATGGGAATATGCCAAGTGAATAAGATAATCCAGGGCGATGTGCTAAAGGTTTTGAAAACGCTACCCGATGGCCTGATTGATTGTGTTGTGACATCGCCGCCGTATTGGGGTTTGAGAGATTACGGCATAGACGGACAGTTCGGCCTTGAGCCTACCCTGGATGAATACATCGACAAAATGACAGCCGTGTTCCGGGAGGTGCGCCGGGTGCTGAAACCCGAGGGTACGCTGTGGCTGAATATGGGGGATGGGTATAATGGCAGCGGCCCGCAAACTAATAAGGGATTTAATGAACGTTGGGGGCATGGGGCGGGTGATAAAAAGCAAGAAAAACGAACGGGAAAAACAAAAATAATTGACGGCCTAAAACCCAAAGACCTAATCGGCCAACCGTGGCGGCTTGCATTCGCACTACAGGCTGACGGCTGGTATCTCCGTTCTGACATCATATGGGCAAAACCCAACCCCATGCCCGAAAGCGTAACCGACCGGCCGACAAAGGCGCATGAATACATTTTCCTGATGAGCAAGCAGCCGAAATATTTTTACGATGCCGATGCGGTGCGGGAGCCGGGAAGTGATAATAGTCATGGGAGCCCCAATATAAATCCGGGGAAAAAGCAAGAAATCTTAGGCCAGAATCAAACCGGTACTCTCGGTAAATGGTCAAAAGATGACTCTATGAATGGCCGCAACAAGCGCACTGTCTGGACTGTGGCTACACAGCCGTTCCCCGAGGCGCACTTTGCAACCTTCCCCGAAAAGCTGATAGAGCCGTGCATCCGGGCGGGTACATCAGAGAAAGGCTACTGCTCAGAGTGCGGCAAACCGTGGGTGCGGGTGGTGGAAAGTAGAAATAATGGGACACGACAACCTGGAGCGCGAAGAGCCTTGGCTATGGGGCATACTGATCATGGGCCAACAGCCGTGAATCGTGCTGGTGAAGCATCGATAAAAATTACCATCGGCTGGCAACCATCCTGTGACTGTGACGCCGACACCACCCCCGGCCTTGTGCTTGACCCGTTCATGGGCTCAGGCACAACCGCCTTGGTGTCGTTAAAGCTGAACCGCAGATATTTAGGAATAGAATTGAATCAAGAATACATAGATATAGCTAATAAGCGAATTAACAAAATGGCGCTATTCAAATGAACGCCGAAGAATTTATACAAATACATAACAACATCCCCCTACGCCAACACCTGGTTGATGTGTGCAAGGCCATGAGCCGGTGCCCCGAGTTGTGCGAGGATTTACTACAAGAGGCATGGATGCGGATCGTTGAGGCTGAATCGGGTAAGACCGATGAGTTTTACTTGGCCGAGGGTGTGCGGGCTATGCGCAACTGCATGGACCGCGAAAAACGATATTGGCGAACAAAAAAAAAGTATTATACCCGCACAGCATCCTATAAGCGCGTTGAAAGAACACTAAAAAAAATTGTGTCGAAAAAGTGACCTAAACATACGTTATAGTATAGTGAGAGGTATAGTGCTTTTTATATATACCAAAAGTTAGGTGCACTTACAGCACGAACGATTAGTTTCCTCCCTTCCCCCTTCTAAGGGCCGCTGTTCGGCGGTTCTTTTTTCGGCGACGCGGCCCCGCCATAATAGGGCCGCTTTATTTGACAAGGGGCAGGGGATATGTTAGATTTGTAACTGAATCTGAAAGCTGTCAAGTACGGTTAGTAGGATTCCCCCGGCCGGATAAGGGTGCCTAATGCTGGCGCACAGAAACCCCGGCCTATAGTTAGATGCTGCACCGGGCACGGTGACAGCGGCCGTACGGTAGGGAGTCCCGTTGATTAGTCCGGCTATGCACCGGGGCGGGACTCCCTTTTTGAAAGTTAAAACCTTTAGTGTGGCCCTACGGGAACTGCAGCCCGGGGGCCTTTTTATTTCCGTGATAGCGGTAAACCCAGCGGAAATTTGATATAATTGGATCGAAACATCCTGTTTTGGTAGTATTTTCCCGATATAGCGGTAAATAATGGACCCTTTTACACTTTACATAATGCAGCCTAAGCTTGTCAAAATAGATGGGCAATGGACCCTTGTTCATACATTCCCCTATAACTATGCGGAAATGATGGGCAAGGTAATAAAGAACAGTGTAGACAACCAATATGAGCTTAGACGGAAGGGATGAACAGGGCCGATGGTTGCCGGGTCATACAGGCAATCCGAATGGTCGTCCTAAATTTAGTATTGTATCTATTATTCGGGACAAGCTTGAGGAAACCCCCGAAGGGGATGAAAAAACATATGCCGAAAAATTAGTGCATGCCTACATAATTAATGCGCTTGAAAATAACGACGGCCCAGCAATACGGGACTTAATTGATAGATTTGACGGAAAAGCTAAACAGGCGATTGACCATACTATCTTTCAAGAGGATAACCCCGTTTATGATATGCTTAGAGAATTGATAGATGGGCCTCAGCCAGAGGCAGATTGAATACCTAAAAGAGTCTAAGCATTCTTTTAACATAGCAGCCGGGGCGGTATCGAGCGGCAAGACCTACGCTCAGATACTTAGGTGGTATAAGCACATTTATGATTGCCCCGATGGGGCTTTGCTGCTAATGAGTGGCAAAACCCATGAATCGCTCTATGACAATGTGATCCGGGATTTACAAAAGATTAATCCTGGTGACATAAAGGTGCGCCGGCAACCGCTGCGGATACAGGTTTTGAGCAAGGGCATAGAGATAGCTTGTGCCGATGCTCATAACGAGCGGTCATGGGGCCGTGTTCAGGGCAAAACCGTCTACGGGTGGTTGGCCGACGAGGTAACACAGCACCCGCGCAATTTTGTTTTGATGGCAATATCACGTTGCCGCGGCGATGGCCAGGTCTGGCCTAAGTTCTGGACTTGCAACCCGGACGTACCGACGCACTATGTCAAAACTGATTTTATAGATAATGACCAGTTAAACTCCGGACACTGGCATTTTATACTTTCGGACAATCCGGTCAATACACAGGAGTATATAGACGAGGTATCCAGTACCTATACGGGGGTCTTTTATGACCGCTACATTTTAGGCAAGTGGGTACTGGCAGAGGGAATAGTATATCCTGGATTCAATTATTCAGTACATATCTACAAAGATCGCCCCATCCCGAGCGCTTGGTCACGCTATAGGTCAATTGACTTTGGTTATACTAATCCTTTTGTTTGTCTATTTGGTGCGGTAGACCATGATGGGCGCCTTTACATCTACGATGAACACTATGAAGCTAAAAGGCTGATCGGATACCATCAAGAGCACGTGAAACGATATGGTAACGAATCGTTGGCTGTGGCCGATCACGACGCCCAGGAGCGGGCCGAATTACGGGAACATGGTATAAACACCAAAGCAGCTAAGAAAGACGTCACCTTGGGCATACAGCGCGTGTCTGAGCGGCTTGTTGTACAGCCGGACGGATACCCCCGATTGTTTATCAGTAGTAGGTGCAAAAACCTTATCCGGGAGTTTGGGCTTTATCGTTGGGCTGAGGTTAAAGAGGGCGTCAACGAAAAAGAGGAACCTATTAAGGATAATGACCACGCCATGGACGCGCTGCGTTACCTTGTTATGGAATTAGACCATAATCCGGGATCAGTGGGGTATACAGAAATATGAACGATAATATAGATGATCTTTTCAAGGGGAAAACCTCAGAGGAATTGGAAGCGCTAAAACAGGCCGAGTATATGAGGGCATTTGAAGAACACGATAGGGCGCTTGTCAACACGTTCAATAAAAACAAACACCGGGCGGCGCGATACCCCGATGGTGTAGGACATAGAATTAGACCATGATTCAAATGGAATTGGGCGACAAACGCCTTTCAAAACAAGATATAGAAAACCTTTTAGAGCAAAATGCGGACGTTGCAAAAAACCAGAAACGATATAAAGACAACTTAGAATATTACAAGGGCAACAATCAGTATATCATAAATCGGCTACAGGCCCGGGACGTTAAAAGCGGTGTCATAACTATTAGCTATGCCAGGAAAATAATTCAAACCGTAGTTGGCTATATGTATCAGCCTGGGCTTATCACCTACACCACCGAAAATGAAAAGTACGGGGCGGTGCTCGAGGATATATTTAAATTCAACCATGAGCCGATAGAAACATCACAGTTGGGTAAACAGACATCGGTACAGGGCATAGGTTTTGAAATCCACTATGTAGACAGCAAAGAGGCGGTCCCGAGGTTTTCAAAGGCGCCGGCGGCACAGATGATACCGATATGGGATTATTCTATAGAGCCCGAATTGATAGCTTGTATGCGCCACTATATGAGAGGCGACGATAAGCATGTATATATTTATTATCCCGACGAGATAGAGCACTGGATTAAAAAAGAATCAGCATCGACGTATGAATTGGACGGAGCGGAAGCGCACTTTTACAAACAAGTGCCCATAGTCGTTTATCAAAACAACGAGGAAATGATAGGGGATTTTGAGTCAGTACGTGATTTGATAGACGCCTATGACGTGTTGATGACAGACTCGATGAACGAATTTAGCCGCTTTTGTTTTGCGTACCTTGTGATGCGCGGCTATTCCATGTCATCCGAGGAGGCGGACAATCTAAGGGATATTCGCGCCTTTATGGGGCTTGATGAGAATGCGCAGATTGACTTCCTTACTAAAGAAATTCCGCACGAATATATCAAGTTTATGTCGGAATGGATTAAAGACGAGATACACAAGCAATCGCACGTCCCCAATTTCCTTGAGTCAAAAACAGGCGACCAACTATCCGGTGTTGCAATCTCTAAGGCGCTCTATGATTTCGAGTTTGTGGCGGCTACCAAAGAGGCCTATTTCAGGAAGGGGCTTGAGAAGCGGATCGAGTTAATCAACGAGATTTCTACTATTCAGGATAAGGAAACGGATGCGGTGGATATTGTGATGAGCCGCAACGAACCGGGCCGCGATATGGAGAATGCGGAAATATTCGAGAAACTTGATGGGCGTATTTCACGCAAAACACTTATCGAGGAATTCGCAGACTTTGTTGAAAACGCAGACGAGGAACTCGAGCAGTTGGATGCGGAGGAAAAGGCGCGGATGCCTGAGATTGACTTAGATA